GATCGATCAGCAAAATAGGGTGCAACCTTTTGATGTGAACGATCACCCCAAGCTTTTGAAGCTCAAGGTTGCCTACACCCTGGATAATCCTTGCAAGAATTGGGAGCGCCAGCAACTGTTCGATCTGATTGTGGCTACGCTGTACGCCATGGCTACGTCCCGACCAGTTGAGTACCAGGAGTGGCTCGAGCTTGAGAAGCTTGTGATCAACTCCAGGCTCACTGTCGGCGAGTGGCTGCAGAAGTATAAGCAGCCGGAACAAGGGGTAGCGTGAGCGACTCCTTAGACCTTAAAGAGCTCGAGGTGTTCGCCGTCGTTAAGGCGGCGGATGCTCCGGGCTCATCACGCCATGGCTTCGCTAGTGAGGATGCTATATGCCGCGGGATAGTCGCCAAGCTATCCGTGGGTGATCTAGTGAAGTGCGGGGAACCAGGAACCAAAGAAGCTAAGCGTATCTTTCGTAGGCTAGAGCGCGCCAATAACCGTATCAGTAGATTAAGCGGTCAGCGTACATTGGATGGGGTACTATTCTTTTTTAGGAAATCATGAACGTTAACGAGCAAATACAAGACATCAAAAGCCAAAACAATCTCACCGTGCGTGAGATAGCCGAGCTCCTTGATACCAGCGAGTATACGGTGCGCAACTGGTTCCGTGACTCAGACAGTAATGGCTATCGCCCGGCGCCCACCCTGGCGCTTACTTGTCTGATTTATGCTCTGCGTCTGCGTAGCGTAGGAGAAGATCCTTTGGAACTAGGAACACGGACTTCTCATGATAATCCCCAGGACCATGAATCCGAGTTGGCATGATTCTTTCCGCAAGTATGCATTTCAGTAACTGAAACTTACTTATCCAAATCTCCTCAGTCCCCGTAACAAACAACCAATGACTAGCCTCGCTCGTGCTCAATCCACTGGGTTGGTTGTGGTAGTACTCGACCACTAGGTTGCCGGTCTCCAGGCTTTTAGGGTCAAACTTAACCTCGATCGTAATCTGCAGCTCCGGTATCTTGATGTCGAACCGGTTGTCTTTCCCGAACGTTTGGTAGGAGACTTTGAAAACGGCAAGCATGCGCTCGAGCACTTCACGCTCGATCTTCTTCCCGCGCTCAAGATCTCTACGCCACCCGTTGTCGTTCATGTTCCCATAACGCCAGCACACCGTTCTCAACGAACATTCGCAGTCCAGTGATGTGTCCATCGACCGGGATTGAGTCCAGCGCCTCGCGTCTCTCTAGCTTTGTGGGGAGGTCTAGTATTGCCCTGGGCAAGAAGTACATAACGGTAGCTTCTGCTAGTCCCCAGTATTGTTCTTCGAGTGTGCTGTGTAGGTACTCGATGACCAGGGGGTAGTGAGTTTTTTTTGCCGCGCTTTCGCAAATTTTATGTAGATGCGTAAAGCTCTGTAGATTCTGTATCACAGATCTCCTCCCGCATAATTAATATCAACGTCTCCCAATCGACCTGGGCGGTGTATGTTTCGTTCCTGGGGTAGTCACCGTTCAGTAGGTGCAAAGGGACCATTGCTCGTATGGGCCGGCGATCAAACTTCCAAATGAGTATCGGTGTGAGGTCCATATGCTCGCCGGCTCGCCATGCTTGGTGCCACCAGTTGTTCGGGGGCTCGAACTTGCATGCATAGCGCTTGCACTCGATCACAAAGGGCTTGAGCACAATGTCCCCGAGCTCACCTTCCCTGTATTGGTCCAGGACTCGCTTACAAGGGATACCGAGCTCGTCGCGTAACATATTCGCTACGTCGCGCTCAAACTGATGCCCTTTACGTCTGGCTGATGCGCTCATGAATCCGCTCTGGGATCTATCCCGCTGGCACGCTTCAAGTACCAGATAGCCTTCGCATAATCGGTATCCTCGGACCCTGCCTTCTTGCCAACACGCCAGGTGTACTTGAATGCATTAAGTTTTGAATAAATGCGCACCTCTTCCTCGCCGAAAGCGCTGACCATCGCATCGATGCATTCGATCGAGTTTTCATCTGTCCGGTAATGGCTTGGCTGATTGACCATGTTATTAAAACTGTTCTGCGACTTTTCGTTTTGTGAGCTCGAGGAGCTCTTCTTCTGTGCCATAACGCTCTTCAAACCTGTGTTTGTTTGGATGTCTGCTGGTCCACATGCCCAGGTCTTTGCCAGACCGGTGATGCGCATAGCAGAGAGGGATCGTCACTAGGTGCGAGCCCGGTCTCGTTTTCCCCTGGATGTGATGAACCTCTGCCGGCGTTTGTAGATCCCATAGCTTGAGACAAACGATGCAGCCGATTTGTGTGATTCGATCCATCCATATCTTTTCTTCCCTATTCGGGGTGTGACTCTTCATTGCTTAACTTCTCCATGTGCCGAGCTATTTCGGTTGGCACGATCGAGCGGGAGACTTTCGGTGTTTTGGTTACCCATCCCTTCTTCTGTAAGGCAAGGACATGTCCCTCTACAGCATTGGGGTATATCCCTATCCTGTTGGAGATCTCTTGTAGGGTGGGGGCGTAGTTGTTTTCCCGCCAAAAATTTACGATGCAGTCGCGCACCTTAATCTGACATGTAGTCAGCGGCTTGCTTTCACTTGCCTGGTTCGTATCCATACGTCCTCGCTTCTAGTTTCATCATCGACATCTGGGTCTGCCAGATGCGCAGCTCTGCCTCAGCCGCGCTCAACTCACCCTTAGCTGCAGCGAGCGCGCCTTTTGCAACGCCCCTGGCTACCCGTTTCTCAAAAACTTCTTGTGTCGAATCCGCCCAAACTTGTTGTGAAGCAGCAGATTTAATCTGGTGTTGGGTCTGTGCGGTCAGCATGGACTTCGCCATCTGTAGCTTCTCTTCAGCCTCTGCCTTTGCTAAGCCTTCCTCAGCCTCTTTGATGCTTTTTGCCGCTTTCCTAATGTTGTCGGCAAGCGTCTCTTCTTTCGGAATAAATTGGACTTGGTTCATAACAGTGGGTGATCCTTGGGTATGGGTGCCTTAACGTAAGGCTTGGGGCGAATGCCGCGGGTCTCGAGGTATTGGCAGCTCCTGGTCTCAAACTCAAAACCGGCTTTGCCCTCAAACATGCCGTGCCTGTTTTTGAGCACACTCACCACCACATCCCAGTGATCCATGATTTCCTGATCGGGTTGTTTGCCGAGCTGCTCACACTCTGCGATGTGCTCGAGCTTGCGCTTGTTCTTCCAGACAGACAGGAACACGTCTGCCAAATCTGTTATGGCGCCCGATCCCTTCACATCCATCTTGTTAGGCATGCTGTATTCGTTCTCGCCCTTTTTGACGTGCGCGACCAGGAACACAGTGACCGGTAACGATCTTTTGAGTGATACACACGTCTCGACAACGCGCTGCTGTTTCTCGAAGTCCTGCTGCGAGCTCAGATTAGTCAGTGAGTCAATGACAAAGACCGTGACGCCGTATCGTCTGTAAGCGTACTCAAACGTTTTGAATAGCGTTTCTGGGCGTGGAGTAATACCTGCGTGAAACAGGAATAGTTTCTGGGCCCACCAATCGTAAACATTCCGCCGAAACTGTAGGTCTGGCTTACCCTTGCCCGTCGCTTGCATCACCATTCTCTTCAGGGTGATTTCGGGCTCCATCTCCATCGATGCGATGCAGACCTTTTTGTCCTGCGCCATAAGGTTCAAACAGACCTGTCCCAGCCACATTGACTTCCCAGATCCAGAGTAACCAGCAACCCCGTGGAGCTCGTGCGGTCTAATTCTCAGGTCATGTCGATCGAGCTTGTCAAAGCCGTAATGAAACCCTGTGACGGCTTCATCTTCAGAATCAAATACCGCATCGACCTTTTCGATGAACTCGCTAGCTGAATAGAGCTCAGTAGGATCCTTCCATTTTGCTTCATCGTAAGCCTGTTCGAGAATGGTCTTGGCTTTTGCGTAGCCGTGCTTCATGAGCACGTCGTTTATGTCCTTGAGCGGCAACTCAATACGCATGCACCGGTCGCCAATGCGTTTCATCAAAAGCTTTGCGCACTTCTCGCCAGGCGCGTCCTGGTCTGTTGCTATCAGGATTTCATCGAACCGCTCTAGGTTGTGGTAATCGTGATCGATCCAATTCATGCCATTCACCCCACTGGGCAATGACAACGCCGGGAACCCAAGCTCTCGAGCTGAGATTGCATCGAGCTCCCCCTCACAAATCCATACTGTTCGAGCGTGATCAGGCAGCGTGTGCCAGCCATACAGAATTGACTTCAATTCCTTCTGTCCGCACTGCCCGGGGTCACCCTCGTAATCGATCGGCTTGTTTTTTAGGAACTGCAGCTTCCCGTCTGCATCAAAGAACTGAAATACCAGGTCCATCCCTTTGGTGCGCAGGGTGTCGGTTGCGTAGATCTGGTGTCGGTGGCATAGCTCACCTACGTCTTGGAATCCTCGAGACTCCAGGAACTGGTGCAGCTTCTCTGTATTGGTGCGCTTGGGTGGGCATGGAGTGTTGTGTTTTTTTTCTGCCGCCGGGGAAATTTTTTGTCTGATCGGCTTTATGCCGTATCGCTTCGACGCCCAATCCATCGCCTCGCGGATGGGCATGCTTTGAGACTTAGCCACCAGGTCAATAAG